GAACCACAGTGGGTGGTGTTTTGTTGACAGCAGTCATTGGACTGTTGGTACACTTGGTAATGAAATGAAAATAGTAGAACTACTGAATAATATACAAATTGGCATTACCAATGAGCAAGCCGATTTGTTGGGCAGATTCCAACACGAATCTAAAATAACAAAGAATGCGCTGAATGAGCGCGAGCAAGAAATTGCTAATCAACTAACGACACAGGATATCCTGTTGCGCCGTAATGAAAATGGCCAAATCACATACACGAAAAAAATACGCTAGTCCCCCAAAGTCTCAAATACGCAATCTAACCAATGCTGCCACTGATTATATCAAACAGTGGACTGAACGAGAATTGGGCAAATTACATGTTGATAAAACAAGTCCGGTCTGTGTGCCTGTTAAAAATGGCTATCGAATTGGTCTATATCTTGTGCAAATAAACCCCAACAAGACCTGCAATGTGTTGGATCACAACAGAGAATTTGTACACACATTTGACAACAAAATATCAGCAATTTTGTACACAATTTACACTATCAAACACCATTACTGGTCAGCAGATCAAATTCGTCAATGGGATTGTGAAATAAATAAAAATTACACAGATGTGTTGTCTTTGCAACATAACATAGCACAAGCTGTTAAACGCAAAGATTTTGTTGCAGTTGATATAAAAAGATCTCGCTTGCAAATAGCAGAAGCCAAGTTGAAATTTGCTCGGGACAAAATATCAAAAATGCACAACACTGCTAAATACTATAAAGTTTGGGAATAAACACTATGAGACTCACTGAAATGCAAACCGAAGTAACACCACAAAAGATCAACAAAGTCATGGAAAGCCGCTTTGGTTTTAGCGTGGATTACGATAATTTAACCTATGCCAAAGCACAACGTTTGACCAAGGCTCTGGGTGAAAACATCACACAAATTAAAAAATCTTTTGGTGCTCACACAGCAGAAAAAAATGCCAAGTACATGGAACTCATGTTGGTTAAAGAAGGCCTAGACAAATGGTTAGGTAGCGAGCAAGGCTTGTTTGAAAGCGAACTGGGCCGCAGTGAAGCAGTGTTGGCAGCCAAGGACATTGTTGATTCAGTACAAGACATGTTGGAAAAAATTTCCAAAATTCAAAATGAACAAGTACCTGCCTTGATTGACACAATCCGTGATCAAATCGGCAGTGACCAAGCCGAAGCATTTAAAACAGGTATCAGCCCAATGTTGGCTGACCTTTATCAGGCCCTGAGTTCTGCACGCGAAAGTTCAGACACAGCAGTTCGTCAACTCAGTGGCGAACAAGTGGCTGCTCCGATGGACATGGGCATGGGCGCTGATCAAGGCCTGGCTGGCGCAATGCCTCCCGAAGGCGGTATGGACAGCGACATGGATGCCGACATGGCACCTACAGATGGTTTTGATGCCACAGACGCAGCAGTTGGTGGTGATGAAGAACTAGGCCGCGAGCGTCGTTGATATGCGTGTAAGCGAGATCATTGTTGAGTCCGCTGACATAGTAGACGAAATCATTGAAGACGAAGCAGAGTCACGTGGTGACTCTGCCTTGATCACCGCACTGGAATGGCTACGCAACCAAGCCGACCAAAGCAATGCAGTAACACCACGTGTCAAAGTAGACACAATCATCAATCAAGTAAGAGACATTCCTGGCAACGAAGCATTTAATTTTGTTGCTTTGGATGCTGCACATCAACACAACGATTCAGTCAAGGCCTTGATCAAAGACATCAAAGACGACGAAAAGACCGGAACCAAATATGTTTATCTGGCTCCACCCGAATCCGAACTTGACAGCAGTGACCCGCTTGGTGCAGAAACAGCCGCACCCGGCGACCCGGCCAAGGTAGTAAGCAGTATGGCCAAACGAGCCGCTTCAAAATAATAGAATTGACAAATCAAATTAAATACGTTATAATAACGTAAGGAGATCCCCTATGGCATATTCAGACAAAGTAATTGATCACTATGAAAATCCACGCAATGTGGGCAAGATGGACATTGACGACACAGTAGGTACAGGCATGGTGGGTGCTCCTGCCTGCGGCGATGTGATGAAATTACAGATAAAGGTACAAGATGGGATTATTCAGGACGCTAAGTTCAAAACGTACGGATGTGGATCTGCGATTGCCAGTTCAAGTCTTGTTACAGAATGGGTCAAAGGCAAAACGCTTGATGCCGCAATGGAAATTAAAAATTCTCAGATTGCAGAAGAACTCGCACTTCCGCCGGTCAAGATCCACTGTAGCATCTTGGCCGAAGATGCAATCAAGGCGGCTGTAAATGATTACCGTAACAAGCACAGCAAGTAAAAAGATCAAAGATAACCTGGCCCGGCGTGGCAAAGGTATTGGCATTCGTGTGGGCGTAAGAACCACAGGATGCAGTGGCCTTGCTTATGTATTAGAATACGTGGATGAAACTTGGGCAGGATCAACCAGTTTTGTGTACGATGGTTATACTGTTGTTATAGATAATAAAGATTTACCTATAATCGATGGCATAGAAATAGATTATGTACGTCAAGGCTTGAACGAAGGCTTTGAATTCAACAACCCTTTAGAAAAGGATCGCTGTGGATGCGGCGAATCATTTAGAATATAATGTTAATAGAAAAATACAATTACACACCATGTGACAGAGAAACAATCAACGGCAAGCGACATTACTGTTTGCCCGATGGTAGCCGGGTACCCAGTGTTACCACTATCCTAGACCGGACCAAATCTGCAGAAAGCAAAGCGGCCTTGGCCAACTGGCGCAAAGCGGTGGGCGAACAACGTGCTCAACAGATCACCACCGAAGCCGCCAATCGCGGAACAAGAATGCACACGTACTTGGAGCACTATGTTAAAACTGGTGAAATGAAAGAACTTCCTAGTAATCCGTTTGCACAGCCTTCGTGGTTCATGGCCGCACAAGTCATCCTTGAAGGATTTGCTCAAGTCAACGAAGTGTGGGGAGTTGAAGTGCCTGTTTATTATAGTGGGTTATATGCTGGCACCACAGACAGCGTGGGCGTACACAACAACGCACCTGCTATCATGGATTACAAACAAACCAACAAACTTAAAAAACGCGAGTACATTGGCGACTATTTTGTGCAGTTGGCGGCCTATGCACAGGCTCACAATAACATGTACGGAACCGACATCAAAAAAGGTGTAATCCTCATGTGTCAGCAACCAAAAGAACTAGAACCCGGCGTGTTTGACACCCCTGTTTATCAAGAATTCGTACTTGAAGGTGCAGAATTTGATCACTATTGTGCAGAATGGAACAAACGAGTCGAACAGTATTACCTCGCAAACTAAATACATTATATTTCAGGATTAATGTAAATGGCAATTGTTCAAATCAGTAGAATTCAGCATCGCAGAGGCTTACAACAAGACCTGCCAAATTTGGCCAGTGCCGAACTGGGCTGGAGCCTTGACGAACGCAGATTGTACATCGGTAACGGTACTTTAGAAGAAGGAGCACCAACTGAAGGTGTGACAGAAATCTTAACAGAACGCACAAACTTTATTGATCTTGTGCGCAGTTACACATTTAGCGGTACCGAATCTGGTTACACCAGTATCACTGGTCCTGATGCAAATAATCCAATAGAACGTACTTTACAAGAGGTTCTAGACGAAACTGTAAGCGTCAAACATTTTGGCGCTGTGGGCAACGGCACCATAGATGACACAGCAGCCATAAATCGAGCCATACGACAAATTTACGTAAGTTCATTGAACAGTTCTTATAGTCCAGTTCGTAGAACCATCAAGTTTCCTGCTGGCACATACAGAATTACCAGCAACATTGTTATACCCCCAAATTGCACACTAGTAGGTGACGGAAAAAACAACAGCATTATCTCCAGCAATGTTGGAGTGATTCAGACCTGTGACAGTTTATTTCAAATTGCCGGTGACCTTGGTATCAACAGTGCTGTATTGCCCGGCAACATCACTGTGAGAGACCTATCGTTGGCCACTACATCTACCAGTGTTCCGGCAGTGTTGTTGTTCTCGGCCAAAGATGTAGTATTTGACAGCGTAAACTTCACTGGTGGCAATTATAATTTAAGTGTGATTGGTTCATCAGCCAATGTGGAAGTGTCAAGCAGCACTCTGCTTGGTGCCACTGTTGGAACAATCAACGTCGCTGATGCTGTGGCAGGATTG